CGTAATAGGCAACCGCAAGCTTGCGTTCTATCATCATATCGTTCAAATTCAATTCTACTTCAAACGTAGGATGACCAGCGTTATCTACTACGATAAATTCTCCCAGTATTCTACCAAACTTACCCTTCTCATCTTTATGAGTTTGTAGTAATACCTCATCATATTTATCTCCCATTAAAGCTTCCTGTAGAAAGTCTTTTGCGAGTAATCCAAATTTCTTTTCTTCTAAATCTCTAGTTCTGGACTCTGGAGTGTCGATTCCATACAGTCTCACTCGTTCTTTCTTTAACCAAACACCAAATCCTAAATCGATATCAACATCCACCGTGTCGCCATCAATAACCTTTATCACATCAACTCTATACTTGTACATATCACTTATCCCAATTTTTGGCAGCAGTAAAGTTATTATAACTAAACTCTAATCTATCGACTAGTTTCACCGCACCCTTACCACTCTTATCGATAGCAACATATCCTTCCGGATTGCTTACTTCGTATCCATTTGAAGTTCTTATAAAGATATCGGTAAGTTGCTTCACTTTATTTAACTTCGTCACAATAATTGACTTTGCAGAAACTAGGCCTTGCATAAATTCTACTAAGTTTACTATTAATTTGTCATAAGAGATCAATTGTTTTACTAGTTCGTCTCTTTCTTGTTCTTTTGCCTCTCTGCCCTTGGCAGACTTCAATTTTGATATCACTTTTTCGTCGTAATACTTTTTGACATACATAGAATAATTTAGGTTTTTGACATTTTGTACAGAAAAATTATTCCCAGATTTGATGAATTGATTTAAGTATGTTTTGAATGATCCGCCGACCTTTGACTTGGAGAAACTCTTATCCTGCATAGATAAGAACTTTTTTAATTCAGACGATCTAATCTTTCTGAATGAACTCCCAACACCAGACAGTATTTTAGTAACTTGATCGGTCTCTGATTTAGTAAACTTTGCGCTGCCGGAAACATCTTTGTATGTGGCATCATCCATCCAAACAGAAGATGGTTTGTTTAGATTAGATATGTTGACACCGAATGATGCAGACATATCCTGTAGATCACTTCCCTTGTATGTGGTGTGCCAAACTACTCCAATCTTGGCCTTATTGATCTGTTTACCAAGATCAGAATTTACCTCTGCAGCATATACTAGAGTGTTTGGCTGAAATGTATAATAAGTTTTGCCGTCTATCTTAGTAGTAGAGACATCATCGGTGAACATCAAGTCTCCCTGTATGACACCTTTGATATTGAGTTTCTTAAACTCGTTGAATGCTATCTTGAATTTGGAATCAAGTTGGGCAGATAAATTATCGTCATTAATATCTTTGATACTCTTATAAAGTATCGGGTTGACATTGAAAACACTTTTCTTTGCAACAAAGAACTTGCCATCGGAAGGATCGACACCGGCGAATATTGCTGGGGCTCCGTCCCACTTAACTGTCATATTAACTCTTGAACCCGTTGTCCCAGCGAGCATATTACGAAGAGAACGGAGAAAATTTAATGCTGCGCGACCACCATCAATTCCATGATTGATGATTTCTTCTTCTATGTGTTCTAGGTGTAGATTTTTTCCACCTTTCGCTTCTGTTAAGAATTCAGTAAAGTCGTACATCAAAAATATTCCTTTAATAGAATATTTATAATATTACTGATACCGCAAAAATGTTGATATAACGTACCTAGTTTCCTTTGAGGGGGTTATTTGTGACGGATGAGTCCAGAAGGAAGGGTGTATCAAAAGTCTTCCTGTGCGCGATTCTACGCCGATATTATAGTCTGGCAGAGTGTACTGACCTTCTTCTGTGTCGTTAAGAAAAAAGTTTATAGTCAAGAATCGTTTAGAATCCTCTCCGGTCATAACGTCCGAATGATATGGTTGTTGATCATTTGGAATATACTTACGCATTATTAGTTGTTCATTTACTGCTTGAGACGGAAAGAATTCTATTCTGTGAAATTGTCGATATAGTTCACTGTATCTCTGAAGTCTCTGCAGGGCAAAGTAAGATACTTCTTGCCATCTTGACTTTCTCTCTAAAAGTTTTGGATCTAGAATATCTAACTCAAAATAACCAAAGTTGCTTTCTTTATCTTCTATTATTCTTTGTGGCCAAGAATCTTCAAAAAGATTTATAGTTTCCTTACAGTAGTCTGGGGGCAATACATCGTCCCACATACAAATATAAGATTTTGCTGCAGACGGTTCTACTGGAGTTTCCATCTCTTCCGATTCAAGTTCGATTTCTTCTAGTTGATCTGTCATAATGTAACCTCAATATTTCCAAATTTCGATTTAGTATTCTTTGTGAAGTTTGTTGTTTCTTCATATGGTGCTTCAATCAAATCAGATTGAGCAGATTCTTCCACATCATACAATCGCATTTTAGATCTGTCAATTCCAACAACGAATCGTTTGTTCATATTCGGATCGTTATATCGATTCTTCAATTGTTTGATTAGAATCTGATTCATATCTTCCAGTTCTTCTGTAGATATAATCGCAAACATAAAGTCAGCAGTCGCAGGCAAACCAAAACTCTCTGAAGTATCTTCTAGTCCAATATCAGAACTAGTGAAACCAGACCTAGTTGTCTGTGTTGCACTGACTATCGGAACATTAAACTCTACAGCCAATCCCCTAAGTTCTTCCGCAATAGATTTGATATAGGTGTATGAGTTGACATTTGCACCGCCACGGATTCTTGCAGAACTACAAATATTTAAATAGTCGATAAAGACTATATCAGGATAGAAATTCTTCTTCATTTGTAGTTCATTAAGAAGATGTCTGAAATGATTGGCATTGGCAGACGCAGTAGGATATTCCTTAATCACCATTTTGCCGGATGTTTTCTTTTCGATACGTTTGATTTTATTCTCAAACATATCTTTACTCATCTCTGGTATTTGTTGAATAGGGACGTTCAGAAGGTTCGCATCGATCCTCTCCGCGATCTTTTCTTCAGACATCTCCAAGGTAATGTATAGGACATTTCTTCCCTGAGAGAGTTGTGCAGACGCAGAATCGCACATAAAGAGAGACTTACCCACGCCAGTACCAGCGAGGGCAATATTAAGAGTTTTCTTAGATAATCCACCCTTAGTTATGTCATTGAATTTCTCAAGATGGAATGGGAGCTTCTCTTCTACTCTTTGATAAAATTCAAAACGCTCCTCCGAGTCATCAATAAAATCATGACCAACATGGTTATCAAAAGATACGGCGAGAGCATCTTGTAATATTTTCGGTAGGGAGCCGGGATCTTCTTTAGTATTATCATCTTCAATAATCTTGATCGATTTAAATATAGCATTGTATATTGCTCGGTCTTGACACCACTTCTCAGTGACATCGACCAACCAGTCTATATTTATATTCGAATCATAATCTTCAATAACACCAATAGTTTCTATACACTCTTTGTGGAGTGCTTCATATAGATTTAAATCTTCCAGTGTTATTCGAAGACTTGTTTTTTCCGGCAGGGCATTATATTTGTCTATATGACTATAAATCATCTTGAATATCTCTCTGTCTCTTTCTTCAGAGAAATATTCTGTTTCAATAAAGGGTATTACTTTTCTAGAGTAATCTTCTCTATTGACTAAGTTCTGCAGTATTGTGAGTTCCGTTAATTCCATTCATAGCGTCCTGTATTGAAGTTGTCAGCATAAAATTTAAAACTTCACCTACTATTGTACCGAAGTCAGTGTCGTTGTCAAGTTGTTCTATGGTGTACGTTTCATTTGGACGCAATGCATTATAGTCAAAGGTACAGGCAGCTCCTGATTCATCGCCTTCTTCTTCTAATTTTACATTACCTATCTTGAAGATGACATCTTTGTAATCACCTTCATCGATCCTAAATGCAAAATGGTCTTCTTGTTCAGATTCCATTACGGTAAAAAAGTTTTCATTTATTTCCATTTAACTGTTCCTCCAATTTTGTTATCTCTTTCTTCAAAGAACCTATAGTATTTTCTATTTTCTCTCTTTTTTGTTCTTCTGTCATTGTAGATTGTTCTTCTGATAAAAGTGTCTCTGGTTCTCGTTCTTCCGTTCCGTAGACCTCAACCCATTTATCTTTTGGACATCTAAGTTTCGCAATCTTTGCCTTTGCGGGCATGAAACACCCACATTCTTTACACATATGAGCGGACTTTATATAATACTCACAAGTCTTACATATAGACAGCCTTTCCTTGTAAACAAACGCAGATGCGAAGAATGCCATAATTAAATTTGTTCAGAAAGAATTCTCATCTTTCTATACTCTGGGTCTTTCCTATTTTGATTTTCTTGATTAGTGACATATTGCAAATTCGATAAATTATTATTTTTTCGATTTCCGTCTACATGGTCTATAACGTAACAAGATCTCCCTAACCGGAAAATATATTTTTTTCCATCTTCGTTTAATAAATTTAAAACATTAGAAAACTTTTTTTGAATTTTTGGATATATTGGGTCAAATGTAGACTTCACCAACTGATGAATTGCCATACACCTTTGACTCAATCTGGGATTATTTCCAGTTCTTCTAGAAAATTGAATCTCTGAATTTTCTGCAATTTCACAATCCATAGAATAATATTGATATTTTCCTCTATTTTGTCGAGTAAGAAATTTTCCTGTTTTTATAACAAAACAATCTCCATTTTTATTAATTGCATATCTACTAAAAATAGTGTTGTCCATCACTGGGGTACTAAAATCATTATGAACTTTTTCACTTCTCTCATATGAATTTTGAACATCATAAAAATCTAAATTTGAGTAGTTTTTTATTATAGGATGATTCTCGGATCTGGTTGT